CAGACATTCGCGCCTCGAGCACGGCCAGCAGTGGGGCGCGGGTGGTCGAACCGCCAGGGATCGGGATGCGCTGCCCGATCGCCATCTGGAAGACGACGCCATCATAGGTGATGATCTCGACGGCATCGCCCAGCTTGAGGCCGCCGGCACCGACCTGAATGCCGCTGTTGATGAAATGCAGGGGCAGGTCCGCGAGCGAGTCGACTCCGACGGTCACAGGGCCGGTTGAGTCAGCTTCAACGGTGAAGCGGAGCGGCACGCCGATCAGGCTTGCCAGCGACGGAAAGGTCGGCAGGAACGCCAGCTTGATCGCGTTGGCGGTTCCTGTCACTGCTGTCGCCGGAACAAAGTTCATTCGCTGCGAGCGAACGGCGCGGGCGAGCATCTGATCCGAACCGTCCTCCGTCACGCCTGAGGCGACGATGGTCTCGATGTGCTGCGCCGTCATGACGTTGAGCCATTCGGCCGGGATCGAGGTCCCGTCCTCAAGAGCGGGGTCGCTGCAGTTCTGGAACCAGTTGCGCGTGGCCGCCGGCGCGCCGGTCGGCGTGAAGGCAGGGCGCACCATGGTCGCGTTGCTGGCATTGAACTGGCCGGGGCCGAGGCCGTTGGGCATCGTGTGATCCTCAGATGACGGAGAAGACGAGATCGGCATGCGCCGGCGAAATGCGGCGGATCAGGCATTTCAGCGGCTCGATGTCGGGCGGGCATGCCAGCCCGCGCCCGGAGCGCATCCGGCCGGCGCGGGCGACCTTGAAGCGCGGGGAGAGAAAGGCGGACGAGGCAGCCGAATCGATCGCGATGAACCATGTGATGCCAGTCGCCGAGCCGCAGATGGCTGCGCCGGCGCGCGCCATGCCGGCGCGGGCCACCTCGGCGCGCACGGTCCACTCCTCGCGGATTTCGATGGCCCACCCGCGCCGGGCTGCGGCGGCCTTGACATATCCGGTCGTTGAATCCCCGACCGCGTTCACCTTCTCGCACAGGTCGGCAAAGGGATCGCACGGGTCAGGCATGCCGTATTCGGCGGCCCAGATGTCGCGCGTCTCGCGGGCGGTGGAGCAGAAAAACTCCTCGACCAGCGCGCAGAGCCGCGCGTTGGTGGCCGCGAACCCTTCCGCGGCACCGGCGAGCACGTCCCCCATCACCGAGCCGTCGAGCTGGTCGAAGGCCCCGTTGCGCCAGGCATCGCCGCGCGGGCGGAGTGCGCCGAGCGCGTCGCGCCACTGGGCGGGGGTAAGGCAGGTGTCGGGCGTCATCGGCGATCAGGTGAAGGTGATGTCACCGGGCACGGCCATCTGGCCTTCGGTCAGGGCGATGTCTCCGGGCGGGGCCGCGATGGCGTGGCTTTCCTCTCCGGCTGCGTTGGAGACCGACTGCCAGATCCACGAGCGCGAGAAGCTGGCAGGCGTGGCGAGAAAACCCATGGACGGGTGCGGATCCGACAGACCTGCCACACGTGACTGGCGTGCGAAGGTTGCGGCGATCTCGGCCGCCACGGCGGAGCGTGTCTCGGGGGTGCCGGGCTGGAGGTTGGCGACGGTGATCGGCACGGCCAGCGCCACCGGGTTGCGCACCACGACAAGCTGTGCGCCGGCGCGCTCGTTCAACGCCAGCTGCACGATGGCGCGGTCGCTTTCCAGCCCGATACCGAAAGGGCGCGTCCCGTCGAACAGGGGATAGACCACCACCGACCCGCGCCCGGCGGCGAGCGGATCGACAAAGGCGCGGGTGACGCCGGGCACCTCCATGGCATAGCGCAGCCAGTCCGGCGGCGCGCCGGCATGGTCAGGGTAAGCCTTGGCGAACAGGAGGCGTTGACGGTAGGCCTCGTCATCCTCCGCGTCCGCGGCACCGCCCAATCCGCCGGCCGACACGGCGAAAGCCACCGTGCCGGTCACGCCGGACGAGGCGGTCATCACCGCGGAAGCATCTGTCGCGCCGGCCGCGCCGGGTGTCATGTCGGCCACGGGAACCTGCGCCGGCACGCCGGCGGCGATGATCACGCCTGCCGTGGCCAGGAATTGCCGGCCATCCGAACGGGTCAGGACTGTGCCGGAGGCCACGGCGCCGCCAGCCACGCTGGTTGCGGTCACCATGCCTGTGGCCGAGGCTGCCGGGCGGCGCGGCACGGGCGGCTTCATCTCGGCCCCGTGGCGGTCGAGCTGATCGGCATCGCAGGTGAGCACGAAGCGCTGGTCCGCCGCCCAGGCCGCGAAGCTGTGCAAATGGAAGAGACCCCCCGCCAGCACCTTCGCCGTCGGGTGAAGGTTGTTGCGCGCCAGGGCCGCATCCGCGCCGGGCAGGGCAGCGTTGAAGGCGCGCACCTGCTCGGTGACGAGCGCCTGCAGGGATTTCGTGGCCCAAGCCATGATTCCTAGATCTCCCGCCAGAACCGCTCGAAGCGCCGGTCGAAGGCCAAGGCGCCGGAACGGTCGGAAATGGTGATAGCCAGCCAGATGCCGGTCCCGGGGTCGGACAGCACCCCGGAGCGCACGGCGACCGCCGCCGCGACGCGATCCTCGGTGAGCCAGGCCAGCGCCGCCTCGGCATAGAGCCGCGCCGTCTCAGCCACGGCAGGGGTCGCGACCTCGTTATGGAGCAGCCACAGATGCGAACCGATGGCATCAGGCTGCCTGCCTTCGGGCGCGATGCCATCGCCCCACCAGCCGCGGCGATCGGCGACGTCCGGACGCCAGCCTTCGGGCGCGCGACGGTCGGTGAAGAGAGAGACGATCACCGCGCTTTCAAGCTGCCGTTCGGCGGAAAGCCCGCCGGGATTCGTCGCGTCATTGGCCGCAGCAACGCGCCAGTCGCCCAGCTGCTCGGCGACGACCCACCCGGTGGACCAAGGCAGCGCCGGGGCCGCGCGAGGGCCGCGCTCGATGGTGACAGGGTAGCTCATAGGACTGCAAAGACCTTCGAGGATGGGCCGGCCGTGGTGACGACGGCCGGCCCGCCGGGACCGCCGAGATCGACGCGGGTGCCGGACACGATGACCTTGAGCGCGCCGCGCGTGATCTCGACTGACCCGGCCGCCGCCTTGATTTCCACACCTCCGGCCATCCTGGCGTAGATCAGGTTGCCGGCGGCGTCATAAAGCTGAGCCCCTCCGCCCTCGATGGAGCGCGGGCGGCCCGGTGTCTCGAAGCCGAGCGCGACCATGCGGTCGCTGTCGCCCATCCGCATCAGGTAGCCGACAGAGCCGGCCTGCGGGCTGGATGAGAAACCGTGCGGCTGCGAGCGCACGATCTTGGTGAAGCGCTCGCCGGCGAAGCCGCTGGCGTCGATCAGCTGGTGTTCGCCGGCGTCGGCGAGGCCGTCCAGCCGGGCGCGGGTGATCATCGGCGCGAGCGGATACATCAGGTATCGTCCCCGCCCGATTTGCCCATGTTCCAGCCTTTGCCGCTCTTTCCGCCCTTGGCCGACTTGGCCCCGAAAGCACGCGGATCAACGAGGCTCAACGTCGCCTTCGTGCCTTCGTCTGACTGCGCCAGCTTGACGGTCTTGATCGTCATCGGCTGCGACAGGCCGAGGTCGGCAATGGCGACAAACACATTCCATCCGGGCGTCCAGATGCGCCCCGCCGCATCGCGCCAGCCCACGACCGTCACCTCGCAGCTCACGCCCTCGCCGGCAGCGCGGTCGCGGTGCCATTGGGCGCGCTTGCGGGCGTCGGTTTTGGCTACCTGCTCGGGCGGAGTGATGACCCTGACACGCCCACGCAACGGGGCCTCGTCGCGGGCTTCGTCCTCGATCTGCAATGTGTCCGGGCCGTAGCCGTCCGGCGCCTGCGCGCGGACCTTGACCTTGCCGAAACGCTTGGAATCGTCATGCACCGCCGAGGCATCAATGATGGCGGGCCAGCCGTCGCCGTCGGCGATCTCGCCGGCGTGCTGTTTCGTCGCGCCGGCAGCGATCTTCAGGTTGCCCTCGGGCGTGTCGGAAAGCGTGAACCCTTCCGCCCGCGCCCAGCGCTCGGCTGCGGCGAACACCGTCTCGCCGGGATAGAGCCGGAACAGGTCGCGGGATTTCAGCGTGGTCTCGGCCTCGACCTTGACGCCGTGCGCCTCGGCCAGCTCGCCGATCACATCGCGCGCAGTCTTCTTGCGGAACTCGCCGGTCTTGTGCTCGGCGGAAGAATCCACCAGGTCGCCCGTCTTCGAGCGCCCGGAAATCGTCAGCTCCTTTTCCTCGCCCGCGAGGCGCGGGCTGCGCTTCTCGACATTTCCGGTCAGGACAAGGTCCGAACCGCGCGGCGCGGCCGGCTC